GCCGGTTGATGGCATCGTTCGATCCAACTTTCTTCCCGGTGCTGTTCCCCAGCTTCCGCGGAACGATGGTCAACGGCACCACGGTTGAGGGCTTGCCCACCGTCTACCACCGCTTGAGCGCCACCACCCCGGCCGCCGGTGACACGCTGGTGCATTTCTTCAACCCTGCCCAGTACCTGCTGGCCCATTCGTTCGGCGCGTTCAGCGTCGCGCGGTACAGCGAAGCGGCAGCCGATACGAACGAAACCATTTTCGTGGCTTCGATCCGTTGCGATGGATCGATCACCAACAGGTTTGCTGTTCTGAATGTCAACCGCGCCTAGTGCGCGTTTCAATCTTTGGGCATTCGCACACCGCCGCGAATGTCCCTGCGGGCCGCGTTGGCCCGAGCGACACGCGGCGGGAATCTAGGAAGGAAACCGAGTATGCCAGTCCCCAGTTCATACAAGGCCCTCATCGAGAAGATGGGCGCGCTCTATCAGGAAATGATGTCGATGGTCGATGGTGCAAACACCAACGGCGGCGAAATGGCCCCCGAGATGGAGGCCAAGTACACCGCCCTGAAGACCCAGTACGCGAGCCTGCGCAAGCAGCGTGAGCGCAACGAGGAAGTGATGGCGATGGACAACGGCCAGCAGGCCGTGTTCAGCGACATCCCCGCCGCACCCGAGGTTCGCAGCGCCCAGCGCGCCGAGCGCGCCGCGAAGGTTGGCGAGCGCCGCGAAACCGACGAGTACCGCGACGCGTTCCACAACTACCTGCGCAACGGCGAGCACACCGCACCCGCGGAGCTTCGCGCGCTGACCGAGGCCAGCGGTGGCACGGTCATTCCGCCCGTGGAGTTTGACCAGCAGCTTGTGGCCAAGTTGCAGACGATGACGAGCGTTCGCAACCTGGCGCGCAAGCTCTCGCTGGGTTCGTTCGCGCGCGAAGTGGCTTTCGAAAACGCCACGGGTGCCGCGTACTGGGTTGGTGAATCCACCGCCCCCACCGAGGCTGCGCCCACCTTCTCCAAGATCACGCTCACCCCGAAGCGCCTTTCGGCCCTTCTGCGCGTGTCGAACGAACTGGTGGCCGATGCCGATGCCCGCGGCGGCAACATGTCGATTTCTTCCATCGTCACCGAGCAGATGGCGCGCGTGTTCGCACAGACCGAGGAAACGGCGCTGCTGGCCGCTTCCAATGTTTCCGGCGCTCCCGTTTCGCTGCTGAATGATGCTGCACTCACCAGCAGCAACACCGGCTCTTACACATCGTTCACGGCGGAGAAGGTCATCGACTGGATTTACAGCCTGCCCCGCCAGTATCGCCAGCATCCCAGCTGCGCGATCATCGTGAACGATTCCACCTTGGGTTACCTGCGCAAGCTGGGCGGCGTTGGTGGCACTTCCAACATCACCAACTACTTCTGGGAGAACGGCTACACCAAGGGCGGCAGCGGTTCAGCCCCCGAGCCGGATCGCATCATGGGCATCCCGGTGTACACCAGCGCGGCCATTTCGGCGCTTCCGACAAGCGGCACCACCGCTACCAAGATTGGCATCATCGGCGCGTGGGACTACTGCTATTTCGGCACCACGGGCAACTATGAACTGAAGGTGCTGCGCGAGCGCTACGCCCCTGAAAATGAAACTGGCTACATCGCCAACATGCGTATGGATTGCCAGCTTTCGCTCCCCTCGCTGGCGTTCAAGGCATTCACCACTTCGGCTAGCTGATACTGAAACTGCACCCACACCGGCGGGGGCCGAAAGGCCCTCGCCGGATTTCCTCACCATGAGCATGGTTCAAATCCAAATCCTCAAAGCGGTGGCTAGCGCCAAGGGCGTTTGGGGGCCGGGCGAGGTGGCTACGGTCGATCCGGATACCGCGCAGCAATGGTGCGTGGCAGGCATCGCGGAACGCGTCCACGCGGTTCCTGCTGCGCCTAGCGATGCACCAAAGCAGAAAGGCCAAGGCAAGCGATGAAGGGCAACGCCTACGTTCCGTTCATGCTGCGGCGTAGCGGCACCAGCCCAATAGTTGCCGAATTGCTGGTGGTTGCTGGCGGCGGTGGTGGCGGCGGCGCTTCAGCTTCTAGTTACGGCGGCGGTGGCGGCGGTGCTGGTGGCGTTGTGTATTCATCAACCACTCAACTCACTTCCGGAACCACCTACACCGTAACCATCGGCGCTGGTGGTGCGGCAGGCGCAGTAAGCGCCAACGGTTCAGCGGGCAGCAATTCATCTTTCACGGGTGTCACTACCGCTGTTGGTGGCGGCCGTGGCGGCCGTGGCGATTCCATAACGGGTACCGGCGGCAGCGGCGGCAGCGGCGGCGGTGCTGGAGGAACGCCGAGTGCAAGCGGCGGCGCAGCTACAAGCGGCCAAGGTTCAGCGGGTGGAAACCCCGGTACCGATGCGTTTCCATTCGCGGGTGCTGGTGGTGGCGGCGCTTCGGCGGCTGGAGCGAATGGCAATTCAGGCAACGGCGCTGGCGGAAACGGCGTTACATACATCGGCAACACCGTTGGTGGTGGTGGTGGTGGTGGCCGCGTTTCAACTGCTAACGGTGGAACGGGTGGCGGCGGAAACGGCGGTACGCGAAGCTCCGGAACCACCAACGCTGCAAGCGGAACCGCGAACACCGGCGGCGGTGGCGGCGGCGGTGGCAACACCGGAACCGCGCAGGCTGGCGCAGGCGGTGCGGGTGGATCGGGCGTTGTGGTGATGAAACTTCCCACAGCCAGTTACACGGGAACCGTAACCGGATCGCCAACGGTCACAACCGATGGTTCTTCAACAATCGTGAAGTGGACTGCTAGCGGGAGTTACACGGCATGAGCATTTATGCAGCGCGAATCATCGATGATGTGGTAGGCGAGGTGCTGGTGACACCGAGCATGGATTGGCTGCGCGAAAACTTGGGCGGCGAGTGGATCGAATGCAAGCCCGATGGCAGCATTCGCGGTTGCTATCCCGGCCCTGGCTACGCGTATGACCGCGCAAACGATGTGTTTGTGCCGCCGCAAGAGGAGCCGGAACCCGAATGAGAACGAACCTGAACGACACCGGCGCAGTTACCACCGCCATCAGCGTGGCCGATTTCAAAGTTTTCGGGCGCATCTTCCATACCCAAGATGACACGGCCTTGGGCGATATGGTGCTAGCCGCAACGCAGGTGATCGAAAACGAAACGCGGCGGGCGCTCATTACGCGTTCGTTCACCTATTCGCTGGAAGCGTTCCCCACCGATGGCGAAATCGTGTTGCCGCGTTCGCCATTCATTTCGGTTTCCAGCATCACCTACACCGACGCAGCCGGGGCCACCCAAACGCTTTCCGCGAGCGCCTACAACGCGTTCAGCGTCAACGGCATTGGGCGGGTGATCCTGAAGGGTTCGCAATCGTGGCCCAGCACGCTGGGTGAGGGGGCGCTTGATGTGTCCGTGGCATTCACGGCGGGCTATGGTGCTGCGGCCGCGAACATTCCCCGCGCCCTGGTACACGCGTGCCTGCTGCAATGCAGCCACATGTACGACAATCGCGCGAGCGTGGCGATGGCTGCGGCACCTGTTGAAATCCCGATGACCGTTCGCCGGTTGATCGTGCAGTATCAGGATGGGGGCTACTGGTGAACCCCGGCAATATGCGCGTGGCGCTCGAGCTGCTGGGGGCCACTACCACGCTGGATACCTACGGGCAGCCCATCCGCACGGTAAACGCGGCGGGCACGGGAACCATCCTGTTTGCCGAAATCAGCGACGCGACCCCCAGCGAGCGCATGAACCACAAGCAACTTGACCAGGTGGTAACGCATCGAATCCGCCTGCGGTGGAATCCAAATGTGAGCCACCGCAGCCAGTTGCAAACCGTATCGACCCAAGGCGGGATGACGCGCCGGGTGTGGGAAATCGTGACGGTTACGGATTGGCGCGAGCGGCGAGAATTCCTTGATTGCATGGCCACGGAGATCGTGCAGTAGTGGCTAGCGCGCGCCAACGCTTGATCGTGGAAGGGATGCCGGAGTTCCGGAAAACCATCCTTGCGATGACCGGCCGC